GTGTATGCCATGCTCACCGCGAGCAAGGAGAAAAATAATGAATGAGCTGAAGCCGGTGGCATCAATCTGCGTTTCGCATTGGCGAGGGGCGGCAGGGATGGAAAATATTGAACTGCAAATGCGCGAGGATTTGCCTGACGGCGTGCATCAGGTTTACGCCATCCCCGACACGCACAGGGTTATATCGGTTGATCTGTTGGAGAAAGTTTTATTTCGCAGCTGTTATTTGCCAGTACAGCTGGAAGACGCCGTGCGAGCCATCATCGACAGCAAGGAGCCGCACAATGAATGATCTGAAGACGGTGGCATGCCGCATGAAGCGACTCGACGAAACCATATTTATTGATAACGAACAGGATGCAATTCTGTTTGCCGAGCAAGGATGGGCCGCTGAGAGCGTGTACATCATCCCCAACACGCACAGGGTTGTGTCAGTTGAGTTGTTGGCGCGGCTTATCGAAGAAACTCCCCACTACGCGACCGAGAAAGAACTGCAATTCATCATCGACAAGGGGGCGACATGACAGAAAACATATTATCCACAAGCGTGGTCGTGTTTCTGCTGGCGTTTTTAATAATCAAGTTGTCGCCAGACGCAGAGGAGCTGCCGTACCCGTTTGTGATAGCTGTTCTTGGTGCGCTTGTGGCGAGTGCTGGAGCAGGGTTTGTATCGGCTATGTTTTTAATTTGGGCGAATTAAGCGCCGCGACGCGCGCAGAAACACGGAGGAAACATGAAGCCGGAGCACTGCAAAGGGTGTACACATTTCAACAAGGCCGGGAATTTGCGTTTAAAGAAATTTAACTCGTGGTGTTGCGCTAAAGGCGCGGAAGCCAAGCGATCAGTCGGCTGGTGCAAGACGCACAACCAGAAAACGGAATCTCAGGCCGCGCAGAGTATGAGCGCCATCATCGACAACAAGGGGGCGACATGACAGACCTCGAAAAACAGGCAGAGCTGGCGCTGATCGTTGACCTGATTAAACAATCGCAGGCCGCGCAGTACCTGCAAACCGTTGAGACCGGAATAATAATTAACACTAAAGCTTAAGGAGAATGACATGAAATACTTAGTAAACCGAGAGACGAAAGAGCACAAAGTTTATTCCGCCACGGAGTTTTACGACGACAAAGCATGGCGCGTTGTCGAGGCCGACGACGAGGGCTGGATTAAGTGGGATGGCAAAAGCAAAAAGCGCCCGCTTCCCGCCGATGCCAGAGTGGAGGTGCTTTTTAGTTATAATAACGAGGCGGCTGGCCATCTTCTAGCTAGCGATTGGAGGTGGGCAGATGAAGAACTAACCCATTACCGCCCCATCCTCCCCGTCGAGAGCAAGCCTACACTAGAAATCCCGTGGGATTTAATCGAGAAGGCCGCAAAGGTTGAAGTATTCACCCGCCTTGTTTCTGCCGTCGCTGCATCTGAGTCCATCCCTGCCCTGATCGCCGACATAAACTCAATGCTGCCTGAAGGCTATGAGGTGACGCGCAGATGAAATTCAAGAAACTCACGACTACTGCCATCACCCCCACGAGGGGCAGCCCCAACTCCGCAGGGCTGGACCTCTATGCTGACGCCGACGTGCTTGTATCGTCAGGCGCATCAGTCATGCTCGGGACGGGTATCGCAATTGAAATACCGGCTAACCACGTTGGGCTTGTCTGCATTCGTTCGAGCGTGGGTAAAGCGGGCGTTGCACTGGCTAACTCGGTCGGCGTGATAGACTCTGACTACCGGGGCGAGATAAAGCTCTGTCTGATCTACACTGCGGGCAATGGCGGCCACTACATACGCAGAGGCCACGCTGTAGCGCAGATCGTCATCATGCCGTACTTGCATACCGATCTGGTTGAAGTCGACGCCTTGACCAGCACAGAGCGAGGAGCGGGCGGCTTTGGCAGTACTGGTCGCTAAAGGCGAAGCTTTGCTGTAATATTGTCCCATTGACCGCTGAGAGGTAAATTCTGTGGCGAAAAAAGACCCAAGGTTGGAGCGGGCAGGAGTCGAAGGTTTTAACAAGCCCAAAAAAACGCCGAGCCATCCGACCAAGAGCCATGTAGTTGTCGCAAAGGAAGGCGACGAGATCAAAACGATTCGCTTCGGTCAGCAGGGCGTCAGTGGTTCGCCGCCACGGGCGAACGAGTCTGAGGCAGATAAGGCACGGCGGGCAGCGTTCAAGGCGCGACACGCCGAGAACATTGCCAAAGGCAAAATGTCTGCCGCATACTGGGCAAACAAAGTTAAGTGGTAATAATGCGACCCGCCGCAGCGCCGAGTGCTGCTGGCGGGCGTGAAAGCTCCTTGTGGGAGCATAATCATACTGGCCGGAGGTCAATGTGAAAACGCAATTTCCGATATATAAAACCGTCAAGACAGACAGTCTCATTCCCTACGCTCGAAACTCCCGCACTCACTCTGAGCAGCAAATATCTAAAATCGCTGCCAGCATCAAAGAATTTGGCTTTCTTAATCCAGTCATAATTGACGGCTCCAGCGGCATCGTAGCGGGTCATGGCCGTGTCATGGCCGCGCAAAAGCTTGGCATGGATGAACTACCAGTCATCGAGGCAAGCCACCTTAGCGACGCTCAGAGGCGTGCATACGTCATTGCTGACAATAGGCTGGCGCTCGATGCTGGCTGGGACGAGGAAATGCTGCGGGTGGAGTTTGCGGAGCTGGAGGCGCTGGACTTTGATCTGGAGCTGACGGGTTTCACGGCTGGCGAGATTGGCGCGGTGCAGTTTGGCGAGGTGGTCGAGACTGAAATGCCAAACCTAAAGAGCGGCGAGAAAGAGCCGTTTCAACAGGTGGCGTTTACTCTGCACGATGAGCAGGTCGGAAGCGTAAAGACCGCGTTAGAGCTTTCAAAATCAATGGGGGAGTTTTTCGATTCACTGAACAGCAACTCCAACGGAAACGCAATAGCAAGAATTTGCGAAATATTTGTGACGCAGAATGCTCACAGCTAAAGACATAAGGGTGGCGCCTATAAGCCAAAAAGATGCCGCGCTGCTTGTGAAGCGGGTGCATTACAGTGGCAAGATCGTCAATAATAGCCAGCTTCATTTCGGGGTATTTATTGGCGGCGCACTTGAGGGCGTGATGAGCTTCGGTGCCTGCATGGATAAGCGCAGAATGATGGGGTTGGTTAGCGGCACTGACTGGAATGACTTCCTAGAGCTGAACAGAATGGCGTTCTCTGAACGGCTACCAAGGAATAGCGAGAGCCGCGCCCTGTCTGTGGCTTTCCGTCTAATAAAAAAGCATTACCCAAACATAGAATGGATTGTCTCGTTTGCTGATGGCGCCCAGTGCGGGGACGGTACAATATACAGGGCCAGTGGATTCGTGCTGACCAGCATTAAAAAGAATAATTCTCTGCTTAGGATGCCTGACGGGTCTGTGGTTGCAGATAAAACGCTAAATAACCCTAACCATATCGGCGCTAACGGCAGGTCTGGAACATCAATAGCAAAGCAGGCCGGAGCAAGGCCACTAGAAGGCTTCCAGCTCAGATATGTATATTTTTTTAACGCAGAAGCCAAGGCTAGGCTAACAGTTCCAATTATACCGTTTTCAAAAATAGCAGAGGTTGGGGCTGGTATGTATAAAGGCGAAAAAATTACGCGTGTGAAGCAGGTTAATTCTGGCGTCCAGTCAGAAAACGGCGGGGCAGCACCGACCCACACGCTCCAATTAAGCGGGCATCTAAATGAGTAGACCCCCCCATGAGCCGACCGAAAAGATTCGCGCCGAGATAATCGCGCTCAAATCCTACGGAATACCCGTCAAGGAGATTGCGCGGTACGTCGGGATTGACGACAAGACGATGGCGAAGTATTACCGGAAGGAAATGGACGATGCGGCAGTAAAAGCCAGCGCAGCGGTCGGCAAGTTTCTATTTGATGCGGCAAGCGGCGCAGCACTGAAGAAGGGCGCGACGTACTCGGACTGCCTGCGATCCTCGATGTTCTGGGCGAAGACCCGCATGGGCTGGCGCGAGAATGACCGCGAGGAACTTCCCGGTGATGCCGCTGATCGAGTGATCGAAATCATTCGGTCAACCAAACCAAAAGACGAGGCCGCTGAATAATGCAGCTTGCTTTGACCGAGCCACAGGAAGAATTTACATTCTGCGAGGATACCTTCCCGGCGCTTGTCGGCGGGCTTGGCAGCGGCAAGACTATGGCGGGCAGCACCCGGCTTGTGCTTAAAATGCTGGCGGAGCCTGCTATCAACACCGCGCACTATATGCCGACGTATGATTTATTGCGGCTTCGCGCTGTACCCGGCACGGAGGAGCTGCTGGAAAAGCTGAACGTGCCGTATAAGACCAACAAATCTACTTGGTCAATTGATCTGGAAGGGTACGGCGATATTATCTTCCGGTCATACGATAACCCGGCTCGTATCGTGTCATACGAGGTGGCGCACTCAATTGTGGACGAGCTGGACACGCTGCCGAAAGACAAGGCGGAAATCGTCTGGCGCAAAGTCTCGGAGCGAAACCGGCAGAGGTGCAGGGGCAAGAACAGCATAGGCAACGTGACCACGCCAGACCACGGCTACGCTGGCTTCACTTACGCAAAGTGGGTCAAGAATCCCGCGCAAGGGTACAGAATTATTAAAGCACCAACGGCCAGCAATCCATATCTGCCGGATGGCTACATCGAGCAGATACGCTCGAACTACGACCCGCTGCTTGCAGATATGTATCTCAGCGGAGAGTTCGTCAGCCTTTCGCGCAACAAGGTCTACCATTTCTTCAGCAGAGCGAAGCACCACAGGGCGCGAGAGATCACCGAGAGCGATAATTATTTGCACATCGGGCTGGACTTTAACATTGGCGGGACTTGCGCTACAGTGTGGCTCACGGAGAACAACAAGCCGATTGCGGTCGATGAGTTTATCAGCCACGACACCCGAGACTTTATTGCCAAGGTGCAAAGGTTTAAGAAACCCGGAAGAACGCTGACGATTTACCCTGACGCCTCTGGAAACTCAGGCAGCACAAACGCCAGCAAAACAGATATTCAATTACTGCGCGATGCTGGGCTTTCAATCGACTGCCCTGCTGCTAACCCGGCTATACGAGACAGCGTGAACGCAGTCAATGCTTTGCTGTCCCACGATTCGATGTTCGTGAACACAGATAAGTGCCCGAATTTAGCCGCCGCGATTGAGTCGCAGGGCTACGACAAGAACGGCGACCCAGAAAAGTTTAGCACTCACCCAAGCCTCGATGATTGGACGGACGGCATGAGATATTTCATAAACCGTCGATTCCCAATTCAAAGGCCAATGATTCGAGCAAGCCTCTCAGGAATTTAAACATGGCGACCAACGGCGTAAGAACAGAGCACCCCGATTACAGCGAATCTCTCGAAATTTGGAAAGCTTGCGATGATTCGGCTGAAGGCGAATACGAAATCCACGAAGGTGGAGTAAAATATTTGCCCAAATTAAGCGGCGAGACAAAGGCAGAATATGATGCGCGAAAGAATCGAACGCCTTTCTTTAATGCTTACTGGAAAACAATTTCAGGTTTAAAAGGAATGTTGTTCCGAAAAGCGCCAATTTTAAGCCCTGTCCCGCCGGGTGTTGTCGATTACATGAACGATGTGGATATGGCTGGCACCGACATTGACACTTTTACGCAAGAAATCTGCGAGGAGCTTTTAAGCACTGGTCGAATCGGCGTGTTGATTGACTACCCGCCGATGCCGGTCAATGCAGACGGTCGCCCGATTACCGTGGCTCAGGCTGAGGCTCAGGGACTGAGGCCGAGGATGGCAAAATACGAAGCGACCGACATCATCAATTGGAAGCGCCAGCGAATTAACAATTCTATGCAGTACACGCTGATTGTTTTGAAAGAAGAAGCGTATATTGGCGACACTGAATTTTCTCAAGACTATGAAGACAGATATCGCGTTCTTGATCTGACGCCGATAGGCTACAGGCAGCGAGTTTTTAGAATAAACATTCGCGGCGAGGATGAGCTTGTCGAAGGCTCGGAAATTTATCCGGTAATGAACGGGAAGGCATTGTCCTCAATTCCGTTTGTGTTCTTCGGCGTGGACGGCACTGGCGATGAAGTAGAAACGCCGCCCCTACTTGATTTGATGACAATGAATCTGCACCACTACGGCGTGTCAGCCGATTGGGAGCATGGCTGTCATTTCCAAGGACTGCCGACTCCTTACATTTCTGGCTATTCGCCAAGAGTGAGCGAGTCTGGCATCAAGGAAAGTCTTGGAGTCGGTGGCACTTCTGCGCTGTGCTTTCCAGACCCAAATGCAAAAATGGACTATGCAGAGATCAGCGGCAATTTCGAGGCGCTGCAAAAGAATCTGATGATGAAAGAAAAGCAAATGGCAGTGCTTGGCGCTCGGATGCTTGAACAGCAGCAATCGAGCGCGGAGTCCGGTATCGCCCTGCAACAGCGATCTTCTGGCGAGCAGTCCCAGCTTGCCGCAATGTCGCAGGTAGTCAGCGCAACCATGACCCGATGCCTTCGCATTTTCAGCGATTGGGCTGGGCAGAGCGGCGAGATAAAATACCAGATCAGCACTGACTTTTTGCCGGTCGGCTTATCCGCGCAGGAACTGACCGCGCTGGTATCAAGCTGGCAAGCTGGCGCAATCTCGCAGCACACGTTGTTCGATAACCTGCAACGGGGCGAGATTGTTTCCGACAGCGTGACGTTTGAGGAGGAGCAAGAGCGAATTAACTCTGCGCCTGCCGGAATGGGGGCCGTGTGACAGTTGCCATCGACAAAGCAATCGAGCTTCAGCTTGATATTCAGCGAGTGACGGTATCGGCACAGGCCGACGTCATCGCTGTGCTGAAGCGATTACAGCGTGAGCTTCTGGCCGAGGTTGCTGGCGCAAACTATACGCAATGGCGAAAGGCGAGAATTGAAAAACAGCTTTTGCAGATCAAGCGCACGATTGCGGATTATTACGGGCAAGCCGCAGTTGTGGCACAGGAAGCCTCTCTCGGCATTGCCAGCGTCGCCTCTAAAGTGACGGCTGTATCGCTTGGCGTTTCAGCGGTTCTGCCAACCGCCGCCGTTCTTGAGCAAGCTGTGAGCAACGCCATGATTCTCGGGGCACCATCAAGCGAGTGGTGGTT